AAAATAAAAACTATGCTATAGGTTTCACATGAATTACGCAGATCAGATAGAAGTTATAAAAGATTTAGGGTTAGATGAAGGGCAGTCCGTGAGAATGGATTGCCCTTTTTGTATGCGTAAGCACACTTTTTCAATCAGCAAAGAAGATTCAAAAGTATTATGGTATTGTTTCTCTGCCTCTTGTGATGCCAAAGGTGCGTACTACACAGAAAAAACTATGCATGATATAGAACATTTTATCTATCAAGATAAGGATAAAGTAGATGTAGATTTTATCGTACCAAAAAATTTTATATCTCCACACTCCAGTAATAGATGTCTCAGATACTTGATGAACAATAATTCATTTACAGCTTTCAATACTAATAAAGCAGATGTGAGGTTTGATCCTGCACTAGATCGTGTAGTATTTATGGTGCATGATGATGAAGACAAGATCATTGGAGGTGTGGGCAGATCTTTAAATTACAATGTGCTGCCAAAGTGGTATGTATATGGCAGTAAAAAATACCCATTCATTTGTGGTGGTGGAGATACTGCAGTGATAGTAGAGGATTGTGCATCAGCATGTGCAGTATCAGATAACTTTGCAGGACTAGCATTAATGGGTACAAGTTTACCACAAGAATACACAACAGTAATAAAGAAAAGATTTAAGAATGTTATTGTAGCATTAGATAGAGATGCAACAACGAAAGCATTTGACATAGCAAGAGAAGTAGGTATGGTAGCACATACTAGAGTTGTCATGTTAGAAGATGATCTAAAGTATTTTAAACCAGAAGAGATAAAGGAAATGTTATGCAGGAACGACAATTAATTAAGTTACTACTTAAAAAAAATTTTTACGAAAGAAACAAAGGCAAAGTATCTAAGACTACATTTACCAATGGGCTTGGTAACTTTTATTCTACAATAGAGAAAGCACACAAAGATTACGAAGAAGATCTTACAATAGATGAACTGATAGATTTACACACAGAAAAATATAATCCTGCATTGACACGAGCTGCGAGATTAAACTTTGAAACTCTTGTACAAGAAATAAAAGATGAGCAAGAGCCAAATGAATCTGTTGCCACAGATATCATTGAAGCAGTATACAAAAGAAATCTTGCACACAAGGTGGCAGTTATAGCTACAGATATATTTAATGGGCAGGACAAATCGTTTAATGAAATCAAACAGTTACTAGATAATACGGATGAAGATACAGATGAGCACGAATCAGTTACGGAGGACATACCAGAGTTATTAGAATCTTTAGATGTACAAACTAAGTTTGAATTTAATCTACCAAGTTTGCATGAACAAGTTCCAGGCATTGGTCCAGGTAATTTAGTTATTGTTTTTGCAAGGCCAGAGTCAGGCAAGACTGCATTCTGGGTTAATCTTGTTGGTGGGCTAAAAGGATTTGCATCGCAAGGTGCAAAAGTGTGTGCGTTAATTAATGAGGAACCTGCAATCCGAACTCAGATGAGAGTAATTAATGCGCACACAGGTATGACACGAGATGAGATTACCGATAATTTAGATTTAGCAAAAGAAAAATGGAAGGAGATAAAAGATAATGTTAAACTTATGGATACTGTTGATTGGACTATTGATGACGTTGACAGTTTTTGCAGTAGCAACAAACCTGACATCCTCATTATTGATCAGTTAGATAAGGTAGGTGTCTCTGGTAACTTTACAAGAACAGATGAAAAACTTAGAGCAGTATATACTGGAGCAAGAGAGATAGCAAAACGACATGAGTGTTGTGTGATAGCAATATCACAAGCATCAGCAGACGCACATGGTAAGACTAGAATATCTTTTGATATGATGGAGAACTCAAAGACTGGTAAAGCTGCAGAGGCAGATTTGATTATAGGTATTGGTAAGCATGGATCTTTAGATTCGCTTGATACTACTCGAGTTATGTGTATAAGTAAGAATAAGATATCAGGATATCACGGAGAGATAACTTGTAATATCGAACCACAACTTTCAAGGTACAGAGTATGAAGCTAACAGTAATTTCATTGGGTGCAGGTGTGCAGTCCAGCACTATGGCACTAATGGCTAACGAGGGATTGATAACCCCAATGCCAACATGTGCTATTTTTGCAGACACACAAAACGAACCTAAATATATATATGATTATTTAGATTATTTAAAGGGCATATTAAATTATCCTGTCTATACTGTAAGTAAGGGAGATATAAAAGCAGATATGCTAAAGCCTACAACTGGAGGTTATACATTTCCAACTGCACCTTTCTTTACTCTTAAAGGAAAAAAGAAAGGTATGGTCATGAGGCAGTGCACAAATTCGTATAAGATACAGCCAATAAGAAAAAAAATAAGAGACCTTCTTGGATTAAAAAGATATCAGCATGTAAAGAAAGATATGTTTGTTGAGCAATGGATAGGTATATCTAAAGATGAGATCATGAGAAAAAAAGACGCAAGAGATAAATTTATAACTAACAGGTGGCCTTTACTTGAGGAAAATATGAATAGACAAGACTGTATAGATTGGATGAAAGAGCATGGGTATAGAATGCCTGAAAAGAGTGCATGTAATATGTGCCCCTTTCATGATGACAGGTACTGGGCAAACCTTAAAAAAAATCATCCAGATGAATTTGCAGATGCTGTCGATACTGATATAAAAATAAGATCTTTAGGTAGAGACCCAGAGGCTAAGATGTTTATACACAGAAGCTGCACACCATTGTCTGAAGTTGTATTTGATACAGAAGAAGAACAGCCAGACCTATTCGATAATGTTTGCGAGGGCATGTGCGGAGTTTAGTAGAAAGTTTCATAGATGTTGGTAGTGGTTTTATATTAGCAACTGTATTGCAGTTACTAGTGTTCCCTTTTTTTGGCCTATATCCTAGTTTGACTGATAGTGCAGGAATTGCTATAATATTTACATGCATATCTATATTAAGATCTTGGATGTGGAGATTATTTTTTAGGACAATAAAATGATTTCAGTATTAGATGTAGAGACCAGCTTTCAGATTACAGATGGTAAGGTAGATCCTTTACCATTCAATCCTAACAATTGCTTAGTTAGCATTGGAGTCAATGATGAGTATTATTTTTTTAATCACAATCATGAAAACTTTGATATACAAGCTAATCACAAAGCAGTTCAAGATATACTAGACAAGACCACACTACTTGTTGGTCACAACATTAAGTTTGATTTAGTGTGGCTACTGGAGTCAGGATTTAAATATACTGGTAGATTGTACGATACCATGATAGGTGAGTATATACTACTTCGTGGATTGAGAAAGCCACTATCATTAAAAGATATATGTAAACGCAGAAGTATATCTCAGAAGTCAGATGTAGTAGATAACTACATGAAACGAAAGATATCATTTGAAGATATACCTGTGAGTATTATTGAAGAGTATGGTAGGCAGGATGTGGTGTCTACACGAGCTTTGTTTAATGCACAGATAGTAGATTTTAAAAAAGAAGGTAACAAACCCTTACTTAAATCAGCCAAAATGATGAATGAATTTCTACCAGTGCTTGCAGATATGGAAATAAATGGCATAAACATTGACCT